TACTGCTTCATCAAGTTCAATACCTTCTTTAACTGAATGTTGAATAGCATTTGTCATTCCATCAAGTATTTCATCAAACGCTTGCGCTTTCTTATATACGTCCTCAATCTCTTTTAGTAATCCCTCTGTGTCATTACCGTTATACGCACTAGCACTGATCACTGATTGTTCAATTTGTTCGCGGTTATTCATTAGTGTCTTCCTCCATAAAATTTTATTGTTTATATCTCCTCTAAAATAAAGTTAGTTGCTTCTGTTCCTCATATTCCAAATCACTTTGCTTTATATATGTTTCAAGCTCTTCAGCTGTATCAAACGTCTTTTTCACGCCTTGCCAGCCTGGTACGATATGCCCGTGAAAGTAATAAGTGCCATTCACTACATGGATATGTGCCACTCGTTCGTTATCCTGATACAGATATCTCTTAGATCCGAAAAATTGGTTTAAGTGTTCTTTGCGCGCGTTATATGTCATAGTCATTGCTCCCACAAGTCAAAAGCTCTTTGGACATAAAACTTCGCCTTTGCTAAATCCTCGTGTCCGTTTTTCAACGGTGCTCTAGATAGATATTTGATTGCATTACCTATTGCAAATGCTAATTGTGGTGGATACTGCGCCGTAACCTGTTCGATAAAATCTATAATTTCAATGTCGCCGTATGTGTAGTGCGCTGGTTGCTTAACGTTGTCTTGCGTTTCATTCATATCTACTTTTCTGTTACTGATTACACTCATTATGCTTCACTCCATTTCTTGAACATTTGGTTATAAGTATTATCAAACCAGTACGGATCACGTGAATGTTTCTGAGGTACATTAAACAAGTGTGGCTTCTTTCTTCTTAGCTCAGCCTCTCTCTTTCGCTTTCTTTCCAATTTGCGTTCGAGTCTAGCTTGTTCCAGTCTTTCTATTGTTTTCTTTTCTCTGTACTCGCTTAAACGCGTACCTTCTGGTGCGTCCATTGCTTCATGTAGTTCCCAACCGTCTTTTACTCTCTTAGAAACCATTCCAGCGGTTATACCGTGACTTTCTATTAATTCCATTTCAAATTTACTGAACCTATAAGGTTTATCATTTATTGTTACAATCCTTGCTTTTCTCGCCATTTTATCCACCTCTTATATTTCTTCTATTCGTATGATTATTTTGGGCTCAATTCCATAACGCTTTGAGCTAGTTATTTCTGTAATTTGGTTATCGTCTTTCCATACATGGCCATTACAAGCATCTAATACCGTTTTAATTAAGTTGTCGATATCCGGCTTAGTCACTTTATACTGCCCAACCATTTCGCTTTTCTTTTTCTTCGACCATGATTTAAGCAATGGAAAGTAAAAGTCTAATTCGATTTTTAGTGCGCGCTCTAGATTTAACTTAGGCATTTGCCCTTGTATATACGCTTTATGCTTTGTGTAAGACGTTGGCATGTAAGTTTGAACAAATCTACCTGTATTACGAAAGCGTGGACGAGGCGACCCCATCGGCGCATTAAACACTTCATTAAATTTAATTTCTATCTCCATGTAATCCCTCATATATATTCAAATAAGCTTGTTTGGTGTCCTAACTCCATTTGTTCATTATCAATAAGTGTATTTAATTCATAATCGTCTAAATACCAACGACGACCATTAAATTTTGTTTCTTTTATTCCAACAACTAAATGCCGACCATCTTTAAAATGTGGTGTAACTGAAAACATTTTGTTGCCGTCATGATCAAATAGATAGTATTTATCAAATGCATCCATTTTCAATCACTCCCATTTGCTATTTAGACGCTTAATAAAAGCTTCTCTGTCTTTCTCAAGGTTTTCATCTACTTCCGGCGTTTTCGTTTCTCTCGTGCTGTCTGTGAGCCATTTGGGTGTTTTTTCTTTTGATTGTTTAACGAAAGGTTTATAATTTTGTTTTTTGCTTTCAAGTTGTTGCTTTTCAAATGCACGTACTTGTTCAATAGATTTCAAGTTTGCATTAAGCCATGTATTCAAAATGCTTTTAGCATATCCCCAAGTAACTTTATTTCTGTCTTTAGCGATTTTAAGTGATGCGGTAACTATTTCATCTGAATCATTTTCAAATGAATCAAGATAATAATTTAAATCGTCTAAATTGTAAGAAGTTATGAAACCGAATCCGTTATCTTGGAAGAAGTCGAAGGCGGTTGTCTTCTTCTTCTCATTATTCACATTCTTTTCATTATTATCTTTATTATCATTATTGTTTGTGTTGGTTTGATGTTGTTTTGATGTTGGGTTGATGTTTGACTGATGTTGTTTTGATGTTGGTTTGATGTCGTTTTGATGTTGGTTCCTGCCCTGCTCACTTTGATAAAAGTCATAATTGACAATGGTTATAAGGGTATATTTTGATGTTGTTTTGACTTCTAACATTCCATCACTCTCGAGTAAGTCAAGGAAGGTTTTCACTTTAAATCGTGACCAGTTAAAAAGGTCAGACAAGGTCAAAATCGATGTTAATCTTTGTCCTCTTTCTACGGTTACAATTTGGTTTCCAATAGGCACTTTTGCCTTTGAATGATTCGCTTCCATGAGTAAATATATCCATGCTTCAAACTTTGAAAATGTTCTCTTTTCTTTAAATAGCCAATGATTTTGAATTGAGCGATCAATACTTATCCAACCAGTCATATACACACCTCACTTTCAAACCGGTTAAATCAGAATGGTAAATCATCATCATTTAGTTCAATCGGACCATTTGCATTCGCAAACGGATTATCTTTTACTGGTTTGTTATTTGAATATTGCGATTGTCCACGTGTTTGTTGTACTTGTTGTTGATATAAATCTTGTTGAGTGTCATTTGAGTTCTTCGGTTCTAAAAATTGAATACTATCGGCAACAACTTCCGTAACGTATACACGTTGACCTTCCTTATTTTCATAGTTCCGCGTTTGTAACCTACCATCTACGCCCGCCAACGATCCTTTAGATAGGTATTTATTAACGTTCTCTGCTTGTTTTTTAAATACGATGATATTAATAAAGTCTGCCTCGCGCTCTCCTTGTGCATTCGTAAATGTGCGGTTAACTGCTAATGTGAATGATGCTACATTTACACCACTTTGAGTGGTTCTTAATTCTGGGTCTCTAGTTAAACGACCAACTAATATTGTTCTGTTTAGCATTTATAAACCTCCAACATAAACGGGCGCGCCCGTCACTTTTTGTATTTCACTTTTAATGTATTTTGCATTTGAATTTTGACTACTTAAATGAATTAAATGTATTTCTTCGAGTCTAGTTAAATCATTTGCTTTTAACATTCCGATAGCATGTTCTAAGCTAAAATGAGACTCCATAATTCTGTTTGCTAATGCGCTGTGTACACTGCCGTTTTTTATGTTTTCTTGCATTTGTTCATAGATATAATTAACTTCTAACATCATGTGCGTAATGCCGTTAAATTTGTATTTCAGATACTTCGTATCAGTAACATACAGGACCTTATAACCTAATGTGCTTTGTAATAAGAAAGCCACAGGCTCGTTAGCATCATGTTCAATGTCAAATGGTAAAATTGACCACGTACCAATTCGTAGCTCTTGCTTTGCCTTAATCGTGCATAAGCGATGACTTTCAAAATCCATAGCTCGTTGTGTTCCAGCAGTCATATAGCTGATTACACCATTGTCGACAAACTGCTTTGTGTACTTTGCATGATCACCATGTTCGTGTGTGATAAGACACCCTGCTATATGTCTTGTTTTATATTTGAAATGCTTTTGAACACGTTCAAATTTTATTCCTGCCTCAAGCAGTAACGTAGTACGTCCATCATTTAAGACGTAGCAGTTACCACTTGAACCAGTTGCTATTGTTTCAATTAAAATGGCTCTTCTTCGCTTTCTTTTTCTGTTGCAGGTTCTTTTATTTCTTCAAAGTCAGATACATCAATAGGTTTTTCATTTTCTAATTCTGTGTATTGTGCTTCTTCAAAAACTGGTGGTTCAAAATCCAATTGTTCTTGATTTGCATTTTCTTCAACTTCTGCATCCAATACTTCTTTGCGTTGACGTTGTTCAGATTCTTTAATTTGATTTGATAAAAGACTAGCGTCATCCGTGCTGTTTAAAATCTTTTTACATGCACGGTTTATTACAGTCTTTTTAGCCATTTCTTGAGGGAATCTTCTGTGTGTACCGTCTTCTTTAAATACACCGTTATAAACCATTTGTGATTGCTTCCACGCTTCTTCAATCTCTTCAAATGTCATGATTTCAGTGTAATTTCTACTTTCATCTTTAAATACAACTGTTGCATATGCACCGATAATGTTTTGTGTGTTTCTGTTACCAAAAGACTGTGTATGTTCAAGTTCAACAATTTTTCCGTTTTTAGTTTTATACTTAACTTCGTCACCTTCAAATATGACTTCTGCATTAATTTCTTCTGCGCCTGCTACACGTTTAGTTACTGCCATTGTTCCGTGGTAACTTCTTTGGAATTGAACCTTATCGCCATACATAATGAAATAGCCTTGATTCTTAGCAGGATTTAAACCTTGTACAACCATGTCCATTAAGGCGTTTGCTATGCTGGTTGAAGTTGCAAATTCCAGCGCTGGTTTATAACCATCTTTTTTAGATCCTTTTAATTCTTGCAGTTGTAACATTGCTGACTTCATTGCATTCTCAGGCGAATAGTTTGCAGGAAACTGTAAATCTCCTTGTGCTTCTAATGTCTTAACTCTAGATAGAACGTTGTCGCCCATTTTATTGTTTTTTAATAGTAATTCATTCGTCATTTTATATAGTCTCCATTCTTAATTTTTTATCTTGTTCATTTACTATCAATTGAATTTGTTGTGATTCTGTTTTGATAAGCTCTGTTACTGATTCAGCATTATCAATAAATATTGGCGCTGTAACTTTAAAATGTTTTGATAGTGTGTTGATGATATCTAAGCCAACATTAATTCTTGAGGCGTTATTTAAACCGCTGTCATACTCGACACCATTAACCGTTGTTGAACATGTTTCTTCTAATTCGCCGTTAACTAAGGTATTGAATAGCTTAAATTCAGCAATATCAAATTCGTTATTGATGTTTTCAGTAAGCATTTTGACTTTTGTTGTTGTAAATTCTTTTAAGATATAAAGGTCATGTGAATACTTTTCTTTTTCATCCAATAATCTGTCTTCTTCATTTCTTAATTCAGAAATAACATCATCTAGATGTTTATTTGATTTTTCGATTGATATTGACACTTCAATTTCTGATTTTTCTTGAGTAAGTTCGCTTATTTTGTCATCTATTCCTGAAACTTTATCTTGAATAGTTTTCCTGATGTTAGAGCGTTTTTGATTAATCTCATTTATCTCTAACATTACTGCTTTGTATTCGTCAGTTTGCGTAACGTCAACGTGAGTTATTTTCAACTTATTAATTTTGTTTTGTATTCTTGCTGAACGCTCTTCTGCTTCGTTGATTTTAATTTGTAAATTATTGTTGTCATCCTCTAATTTCTCGATAATTGGCTTTATTTTCTTGCCCTCTGAAATAATGTGATTGATAGATGTTTGTATTGTTTCTAATTCTTTCGATTTGTTTGCATTGAATTTCTGCAATGCTTTTTCTCTTACCTCACTCACTTGTTCAGCTGGTAACTGTTGACCACAACAACTACATACATTGTCATCAAGATATTCAAATTTTTGATTTTTAGCTTTTTCTAAATCACTTTTTAATCCTTTATGATTTTCTAATAATTGATTACGTCGATTTTCTTCATGTGTAATTTGTTGTTTGTTTTGCTTTAATCTTGTTTTAAGATTCGCAACCGTTCCATTTTCAACGTGTAGCTCATTTGTTAAAGCATGTATTTTGTTCTCATTACTGGCGCTATTATTAGCTTCTATGCGCTTCAATTCTGATTGTTTATCAGCTAATTGGTTACGCAAATTAATTTCTTCTGCACCGTTTTGAATATCTATACGCTCATTTTCAAGTTGCTCAATTTCTTGTTTTATGATTGTGTGTCTATCATTATCGAATTCCGGTACATCCTGCTTATTTTGTTGCGTTTGGTTAATACGTATCGGAATATCTTTGATATCTTTGTTAATCTGTTTTATCTTGTCTGTAAGAATCTTTTTCTTTGTTTCAATTTCGTGATCTCCAAGAATATTATTTAGTTCTTTAAAATCATCATTTGTTTTAATGACATCCTCATCATTGATTGGTTTAGCGATTTCAAACAACAAACTTCTTCGTTTCTTCCAATCTAGTAAGTTAAATGCTTGAGGGTTCGTAATTAACTTGAATACATCTTCATCAATCAGTTCATCAATACGAGCTTTATAATCCTTTACTTTTATTGATTCATCATTGATATATTGTTTCTTCGTTCGACTTCGTGAGTATTCCTTGCGATTCGTTTTTTGATTTATTGTGTACTTAGGATGTGACTCTTTTTTAAAAGTCGTAATTTTTCCGTCGATTTCAAATTCTGCGAAAACAGTCGGAATTAACTCATAATTTTCTTCGTTTTTTTCGTTTAAAGGTACAGGGTTAAATGATTTGGTTGAACCGTCTAAACCCTTATCGAAAAGCAGCCATTGTAATGCGGTTGCTGTTGTAGTCTTGCCAGTCGCATTATTGCCGTATATTTTTGCATCTTTACCGTCAAAGTTAAATTTTTCTTCTTTGATTCCAGCAAAGTTCGATATAGTTAACTTATTTATTTTCATATCTTTCCTCATGCTCCTTTTTTAATCTTCCGATGACCTCTTAGCACCTCGATAATTAAATTTTTTATTCGTTCATGGCTGTCTGGATTGATTTCATGTATCTGCACAAGCTTATTGTTTGTTTTGTAACTGTCGTGATAGTGCAAGAAATTAATCGATAAGTATCCGTGATGATTACGTTCAATTTCCAATAATGCTCGTTGGTTTGACAAAGTATATTCGTCGAATAACGTCTTAAAAATATTCAATATATTTCTTTCTGTATCTCTCATGCTTATACCTACCATTTCATGACTAAGTTAATTAGTCTGTCCTGTTCATCTGTGTTATTTTCAATCCATTCATAAATACTTTGTTTCAAAATATCTAAAGCTGTGTATAGATCGTTCTCGTCAGAAACTAGTAGCCCGTCAATTGAATTTCCTTCATGATCTAAAACGACTATTTCGACACTATATGCTCGCTTCTTAACTCTTAATTGAAAATCAAAGCCATCTACATTAAATATTTTTCGACATACGTCACCCGTTTTGTAATACATTGTTTTAGTCCTCCTTGTCGTCATCTATACCGAGAATTTTTTGTGATTTACACATTTGGAGAACATTGACAATATCTTTATAACTCTTAGTGCTATCCAATAAGTAAGCAAGATCAAAAGTATGACCAATCACAGAACTTGAACCTGCTAAATAATCTCCGTCGATAACTCCTATTGATGAGAAAAGCAAAATATCAAATTTACTTTCTCCCTTAATTTCTTTCGCTAATTCATACAATTCTGCCGTTTTTTCAGATAATAAGTCTTTTATTTCTTCCTGCGTCATGTCTTTATAATTTTTAGTCATGGTTGACTTCCTCCGTTTTTCGTTTTATATTTAACTTGAATTTTATTTCTTAAATGTTTGTTACTGTTACTTGTTGGCGCAAGTAGCAGTTTTTTTATTCTTCATAAAAGTATTCCTTATAGAATATGAATGTTGCGATACTTGCGAATCCTGCAATTGACCATGCTGTAGTGAAGTATAGAAACGGCATAAGTACAATCGCTAAGACTGTGAAGCATAGTACTGCTACTAGGTAGCTTTTATAAGTTTTACTCATTTGTTGTGCCCTCCTTTGTAAATCTCATTAAAATGTTCATCTACAAACTTATGCATCCTTCTTGCGTTAAACCTCCAACGATTAAAATTCTCATCAGGATAATGTACGATACCTTGTGCTCTTAACTCTTTTTCGAGTCTAGGGTGAAATAATAACCTGTCTTTGATTGTTTCATCAGATGCAATTTTTAATTTCTTCTTTAAGTCGCTCATGTTCCATACAGGGTCTAATGAGTAAGCTATTAACTCTTCATATTCATCTTTTGTGATAAGCACGTGTGTTTCAGGTATTGGAACTGTTACGTTTAAAATATGTGGCATTTCTATCTTTCCTTTCGTGTATAATGTTGTTATCAACCTAAGGTAGTGATAAGTATGAAATTAGATCATGATTGTGTTAGACATCTTTTGTTAGAAATTGAAACTAATAAAAAGATTGGTGAACCGCTCACCGAATACAATTTCAAAGATAATGTTGTATTTGGAAAATATGATTTTGAAACTGTAATGTATGCATTATTAAAACTGGAAGAAGCAAAGTATGTTAGTGTTAAATTCGGTTGGGAAGATGGACATATTTATGGTTATACAATTAACGATATAACTTGGTCAGGGCATGAATTTTTAGATAATATCCGAGACAATCACACTTGGAAAGAAGTTAAAAAAGTCGCAAACAAAACCACTAGTATGTCCGTAACATTGCTAAGCAAATTAGCTTTTAATTATCTAACACAAAAATTTAATCTAACTTAAATTCTTTTCCATCTATTAATCCATAAAAGTTATTTTTTAAATGCGGATGTCTTTCAAGCGTCATTTCAATAAAACGCTGGTCTATCATTAAGTCGTAGCCATCGTTGTATTGAATATTAACGGGTCGTCTATTACATTCTTCGTCATAGTAGTAATAGATGACTTTTTTGTTTTGAGCTTGCATTGTTCGTTCCTCCTATTAAGATGTTTGTTTTTCTCCTAAAAACTTATTAACAAAGTATTGTTGTCCTTTGCCTGTTACTTTTGGCGTCTTACTAATTGATGTGTGACCGTCCGAATGTGTGATTGATGTTTCTTTAATTTCGAATAACTCACGTTCCATTGAATACTGTGTAGGCATGTTATAATCCACACCCTTGCGTTTAATAAGGAATCCGTTTTGACGTAACCACTCAAACAATCTGCGTTGCCCGATGTTTATACCGTTTTGTTTAATGATCTTTGCTAACTCTCCAACTAAAATTGATGTCTTAGTAGTAGCTACTGCATCTGCAAATACAATTTTTGGTTTATCACGTTCAATCTTTGTTTCTAATTGATTGATTGTGTTGTTAGCAATTTTTAATGCACGTTGCATAATCATTTCTGGACTGTTCCATGCTTTCTCAACTTGGATGAAATATTGTCTTGCACGTTTACCAGGTTCACTACGTTGAATCATTGCAATCTCTTTTGCAGTGTCTAGTGTTAGAGCGTGGTCAGTCATATTTTGATAACCACCTTGGGTAAGACATTTTTGGGTCACCCTTGTAAAATCGATATTTTCTTCAAAACCATACTCAGACATTCTGTTAAACCACTTCTTATATTCAGTCTTAACTTCTAATGCTTGATGAAGTTCTCGACCACTTATTGCGATTTCTCCATTTTCTTTTTCTTGTATGTTGAACATTTCTCCGATGTTCGATTTTGTTTGTAATGCTTGCATTTTATTTCTCCTTTACATTAGCGATATCAATTTGTAGTGCATCGCATATTTTTTTTACTGTGAGGAAACCGGGGTTTTTAACTTCTGTTTCGATAGATCGAATTGTCGAGTTTTGTAATTCTGTTAGCTTCGCTAGTTGATAGCGTGTTATCCCCTTTTCTTCTCTCAATTCTTTTAAGTTCAGCATCTTAACACTCCTTATTGCTTGTAACGGAATTTCGTTATATACTTATCTCAACCCCACATAAACTGGGAGGTGATGGCCTTGCTTATGCGAGGTTTTAAATCACCCTGTGGTTCTATAGATAAGTAAATCTAAATTCAGAGCATCGTTTGTTGTGCTCCATCGCCAACTGAGGCGTTAAAAAGGTATGCGTACTGTAAGGTAGTAACTTATAGGACGCTAGACTTTGATTGAACACCTAAGCTCATTACAGGGCTGGGGACGATACCAGCAAAACTTGAGCTGTTAGTCGTGGCGACTAGAATCAAACAAAATTTCCGTAGCACATGCTTTCCACGACAAAGCATGTGTTTTTTTATTGGAAACAAAATGTTTGTAATGCTTGCATAATATTTATGCTCCTTTCGTGTATAATGTTGTTATCAACCTAAGGAGGTGATAAGTATGTCTGATAAAGAAATAGCTTTAGAATTAACTAAAAGTTACTTAGAACATTTAAATGTGCGAGCGAGTAGTAATAATACACATCATTCGCATACCACTGCTGAAAACACAGAAAAAATGTATCAACATTTCTATAACGTAGTATCTAAACTAGGTAACTCTGGTAAATAGTTTTTATTTTGGAGATGTAAGAGGTCTATTGTCGTTAGTAATTCCTCTTCGCTCCATTTTTCTTTTTCTGCTAGTTCGATGATTTTTACTGCTATTTCATGAATCTTTTTTAAATCTTGCATTTGTTTTCCTCCTATTAAGATGTGACTTTTTCTTTATTCGAAATCTTCAATTGACAAGTTTTCAATTCGTTTTTGGTAACGATATAAATAGAAGTTCTTTAACATGTTATACATTCTGCTAGCTTCATCGTATTCACTCTCTTTCAAATCAGAATTAAGCGTTACACCAAAAGCTGATAATGTAAGTTTTCTAATGTGGTCGTGAATTTCACTAGCGTATGCTTTGTAATTTTCATAACATCCTATTCCGTGTTGATATTTCTTCAAAGATAATGGATGTCCTAAGCCGAGATTGTCAGCACCTCTTAAACGTTCTGTATAAGCAAACTTTTTATTAATTTCATCAAAATCGTTATGGCTGATTCTTACTTTGTTGAAAATTGAACCTGAACTGATTGGTTTCTTGCCGTTTATAGCCTCTCTAACTTCTTTCGCTATAATTTCTTTCAACTCTTCTTTGGTTAACGTGATTTGTTCCATTGTGTCCTCCTTTTAAGATGTTTGTTTTTGTTCTGTTGACATTTTGGAAACTCTATAAGTAAAAAAAATACCGCACTTATCTTGTGGCAATTCTAGTACTTCAATTACTTTTGCTAAATCGTCAACATTAATTCTAATATGCCCGTTTTCTTTTTTTGAATAAGTTCCTGGTGTCATTCCTAATTTTTTTGCCATATCAGAAATCGAAATGCCTTTAGCAATGCGTTCAGCTTTCATTCTTTTGACGTTGAACTCATACATTTGCTCACCTCCGTTTTTTGAAGTTAACTCAATACTAAACCTAAGTTTCCTAATTGTCAACAAAAATCTCGAAAAATATTTTTTATTCTTTTAAAATGCTAGTTGTTTCCTATATGGAAAAGTGTTATTATACTGTTATAAATAAAACGGAGGTAAATTTGAAATGAGAACTTCAGCGGAAATAGGTAAATTAATCAAACAACTACGAAAAGAGAATAATGTGAATTTAACTGATTTTGCAACTAAGATAGGTGTCAATAAATCTACCTTATCCCGATATGAAAACGGTAGCAGAAAAATACCTATGGAGGATATAGCTGAGATTGCCAATGCATTGAAAGTTACCCCAGAATATTTACTATTAAAAAATAGACAAACAGAAAACGAAGTACAACATCGTGCAGCTCATTTAGAAGGAGAATTAACTGATGACGAGTGGCAAAGAGTTTTAGATTATGCAGATTATATAAGAAGTAAACGTAAGTAAAGGATGTATCAGATGGGATTATATGAAGAAACTTTAATACAACATGATTATATTGAAATAAGAGAGGCTGATGTACTTCCAGATAATTTAGACGGGGTATGGTTAGGAGATTTAATTTTAATAAAGCGTGGTTTATCAGATAGAGAAAAAGCAGGAATTCTCTTCGAAGAATTAGCGCATAATAAACTTACATACGGTGATATAGCCGATTACTCGAATTTCAACAATCGCAAGTTCGAAAATTACGCAAGACGACACGGCTTTATCTCAGCTGTTCCATTACGCGAAATTGTAGAAGCTTATAATTATGGCGTACGTAACTTGTATGAGTTGTCTGAGTATCTACAATTAAGCGAAGAATACATATTAGAAGCAATAGAACAATACAAAAAGATATATGGTATTGGTACCCACTACGGCGAGTATTCTATTACATTTGAGCCGTTGAGAGTTTTTAAATATAAGGAAATATAAGCAAAGGAGAAATGAAAATGAAAAGATTATTAGGTTTACTATTAGCAAGTACGTTGGTGTTAGGCGCATGTGGTAGTAACGATACAGACAAAAAAGAAGAAAGTAAAAAAACAGAAACAAAGAAAGAGAACAAAGATAAAAAGAAAGAAACTAAAGAAAAAGCAGAAGCTAAAAAAGAAAATGCTAATCAAAACGATAACAATAATCAAGTAAACAACGAGAACAACACAAACATTAACAACAATCAACAAACCAATAACACATCTAAGCAACAGGTACAGAAGAATCTTCCAGCTACCAATAATGGACAACAAGCACAACCACGCGACCCAAACGAACCTAGTTACGAAGAATATTTAAATGCTAAAAGAGCCACTGAAGAAATGGAAAATAATCCGGACAAAAACCAACATGCTGGAGGTGGTCCAGGAATGTCGTTAACACATCCTAATCAATCATATGATAGTTTTAGAAAAGAAGTAGGAAAAGCAAGAAGCGAAGCAATAGTTGTTCAACAATAAAATTGAAAATAGTATAAAAAATAGATTTCTTAGTTAAATCGCTTGTACTACACTCTCTTTGATGGTATATTACATATATACAAAACAAGCCGCTGAAATATTTGCGGCAAGCTTCAAATTAGACAAGTCGCTGAAATATTTGCGACATGAGAGGGTGCATCTGCGCTCTCTCTTTTTTTATACAATTTTCACGGGTAGCCCGCCTACCCTTATTATTTTTTGCCAATTTTGAGGAGGGATGTAAAATGTGGTTTGAAAAATTTAAAAATAAGAACAATGAAACGAAGTATAGATACTACGAGAAATACAAAGATCCGTATACAGATAAATGGAAACGTGTAAGTGTTGTCTTGAATAAGAATACAAAGCAATCGCAAAAAGAGGCAATGTTTCGTTTAGAAGAAAAAATAAAAGAAAAACTAAACAACAAGTCGTCAAGCGAATTAAAAACTTTGACTTTTCACGCGTTATTAGATGAATGGCTTGAATATCATATAAAAACATCTGGCTTTAAAGTAACGACGCTTGATAATTTGAAAACAAGAATCAAAAACATCAAAAAGAACAGTTCTCAAAATTTACTTTTAAACAAAATTGATACAAAGTACATGCAAACATTTATTAACGAATTATCAAACGTATATTCTGCAAATCAGGTAAAGCGTCAACTTGGACATATGAAAGAAGCTATTAAATACGCCGTTAAATTTTACAATTATCCAAACGAACACATATTAAATAGCGTCACACTACCAAAGAAGAGTAAGACGATAGAAGATATAGAAAAAGAAGAAGCGAAAATGTACAACTATTTAGAGATGGAACAGGTAATACAGATACGCGATTTTATACTGAACGATAATAACATGCAGTATAGAGCTCGTATTTTAGTTGCTGGGGCTGTAGAAGTTCAAGCTTTAACAGGTATGCGCATAGGTGAGTTATTAGCTCTCCAAGTTAAAGATGTTGACCTCAAAAATAAAACGATCGCTATTAATGGCACTATTCACAGAATCAAATGTAATGCTGGATTTGGTCACAAAGATACTACGAAGACCGCAGGTTCAAAAAGAAAAATCGCCATCAATTCAAGGATAGCAAATGTATTGAAAAAAATAATGTTAGAAAATAAAAAGATGCAACAATGGGAACCAAGCTATGTTGATAGAGGGTTTATATTCACAACTTGCCAAGGAAATCCTATGCAAGGCAGTAGGATAAACAAACGATTGTCCTCAGCTGCAGAATCATTAAATATAAATAAAAAAGTTACTACTCACACACTAAGGCATACACACATAAGTTTATTGGCGGAAATGAATATATCGTTAAAAGCAATTATGAAAAGAGTAGGACATAGAGATGAAAAAACGACTATAAAGGTGTATACACATGTAACAGAGAAAATGGACAGAGAGTTAGAGCAAAAATTAGAAAAACTTGTGTACTAA